CCCTGGTCACGCCCGAACCATCGTAGCGAGAGAAGATCGAGAACCCAAGAGAGGTCACGGTCGCCATATCTCTACTCCTCTGCCTTCTCTTCCAGTTCAGTTTTCAGCTCGGCCCAGCGCTGCTTCTTCTCACGCAAGCGATCTTCCTTTTCCAGCGCTTCCTGCTGGATTGTCTTGCCCTTCTCAGCGACCTCCCACGGCCGCGTCCAGCGCTGGGGCTTGGGAACCGGATTATCGGGATGCTTCTTATCCGTGAAGTGAGCAGCGCCATGTAGATAGTTGCCAGCCTGAATGAGATCCAGAGTGGCAGACAGGGTCTCGTCCCGCCACGTGCCGTCGAGAGGGCCTACCACCTGCTCGTAGGCCATCCACTCCGCCAAATTGCGCGACGAAACCCTGTCCAGCAATCCGTCTACATCGACCTCGCCCAACGCCAGAGCTAGTCGGAAGTAGAACCTTCGCTCGGGTCGTCGCTGAAACCCTCGGACAGTTCCTCGACGTCCTCCTGAGTCAGGCCGTTCATCTTCTGGCACTTGTCGAACACGCGATCAAGACCGGCTGCTGGCATGTTGCCCAGCCGATTCAAGTCGGCCTTATTGAACAGAAGTTCACCCTGCTCGTTGACGATGCAGAGCGAAATGAGCCTGGCACGGAGGTTTTCAAGATTCTGCTTGACGCTGTTGCCGCGCCGTTCGATCATGGAAGCCTCGAAGTGGTCGCGCTCCCGGCCGGACAGCTCCCGGAGAAGGATTGACCCACTCCACTCGGGAACCTCGAACTCTACAGTCTTGCGCTTGCCAGCATCGATGATTGAATCACTGCTTGTAAGAAGTGCCATCGCGGTTTTCTCTCCTAAAGATTTTGCGGGTTAGCGGATAAAAAAGAGGGGCCGAGAGTGACCCGCAAACACTCCCGGCCCCGGTCATTAGGGAAGGCCCCCGGCTGCACCTATATTATGCGCAGACGTTTCAAGCTCGTCCGTCAAGCCCTCCTGAATGTCGAACCTGCCATCTCCGAGCGTGTCGGTGAACCAACCCGGCTTGGAAGCCGTCTGCCTCACCCAAACACTCCGGTTGCCGAACACCGGGTGGCGCCAACCAGAGACCCTGTCAAGGCCCCTGGGGATGATCGCCTCATCGTTGGATGGCATCGACGTCATAACGCGCACACCTATACCAGGCGTAGCGCGAGTGAAAACACCCGCAGCTACGCGCTGACGTAGGCCCGTACTGCCCGCATGCCCCCGGACCCGGAGACTGCGGACATTACGTTTGGCCTCTTCGACGAGAGGGTCTACCTCATCGCGGAGTCTGTCCCGCAACTTGAGAGGCAGTGTACGCTCTTCCGTTTCCGCCGCCGCTGCAATAGCTTGGAACTCCGGGCCTTGGACGATAAAGAACTCTCTCCCGCCATACGTAGGCATTAGGAAGTCGCCCTCGCAATGCCCGTACGCTGCGACGGGAACGTCACCTCCGTTGTGGACAGCTCGCCCACGTCGCCCGCGAGGGGCTGGTACTCAAGCAGAATGCACGTACCGGAGTATTTGGGATTGGTCGCGGACACGGCCGCGTTGACTGGCCGGACCTCGACAACGAATTCGGTTTCGTTGTTCCACAGGGGATAGAGCGTCGCGTCGACGTTCGCAGAAGCGAAGTCCTGCTGAAATGTGATCTCGAAAGAGTCGTCTTTCAGACCGGCGATGCGCTCACGCCCGGAGCCACCGAAGTTGGTCGTCTCAATCTCGTCCTTGACCAGGTTGACTGTGACAGACTCCGAGTGATCGGACAGGTTGACCCCGTTGATCACGATGTACGGGTCCTTGAGAACTTGCTTTGCCATGGCTAACCAGCCTTCCTTTAACCTCTCTTGACGGCCACGGGATGGGCCGGTTTAGCTTTAGGTTGCGGAGCGTAATCAACATGCCCCGCTTCAACGAGGGCTTCCGCCGCAGCTCGCGTAAGCTTCAGGAGAATGACCTCGCCTTTCTTTCCGCCCTCCATACGGTCGCTGAGAACCAGAAAGTAGCGGTCCTGGGGTTGTTCCGGTCCCTCGGGCTGTTTACCCGGGACGGCTTGACGGGGCATGAGGATTCTCCTATCAGCCCGTACGGACAACGGCCACGGTGATACCAGTCTGGTTAGACGTAGTAATCTCGCATCGGCCCGTACCGTCGGCAGCGTCGTATTCCTTGCGGAGGGGAATCCAGACCTCCGTAGGGGTGACGCTTCCATCCGCAAGGCTGTAGGCCTTGTCGGGGAAGGCGTCACCAGTGATGAGAGTTCCAGGTACGACAACCGTCACCGTTGTGACGGTTGCGCTGGTGTTCTTGTATCGGGCAAAGGTGTTAGTACCATTGCCTACTTCGGCAGTATCCGAAGCAGCTGCCGCGCCCAGAGTGGGAGCAGTACCTGCTGCAACGATATTTTGGGTAGTAAGTGCAGCCATTGTTATCTGCTCCCTTTAGTTAGGTCTCATGTGCGCGTCACTTTGACGCGCAGAACTGCGCCAATGTGCGGCAGTCCGTTTGCGGGGTGGCTTCCCCCGTATCCGTGCATGTTCTGCACATATACGTCAAGATCGTCAAGGCTGGCACTGTAGAGGATCTTAGGAACAGACCCGGGCCCGTCCAAGAGATCGTCCAGAGTATTTTGGCTGACCGATGTCTCCTGCCGCGCCACCATGATTGAGAAGTCGAAGATCCACGTATCGAGACCGTTCCGGAAACTACTTGACGTAGCGTTAAGCGGCTCGATGACCACCGCCGGGAGATGCGAAACCTCCGGGACCGTGTCATAAACCATGACGTCTGGGATGCTCGCCCTAATGGTCTCCTTCAGGACGTCTCTCATATTCCGCAGAGTGGTCATCGAGAAAGAACCCGCCTCACATAGCGCCGCAGCTTGGCAGCGGCCATCTTGTCATCCACCACGCGCACCACGCCGAACTCGCCCATACCGGCCACGCCGAGGGGAGCGTCCTTGAGCTGGTGCGTTTTAGCGGCCAGGATCTTACAGGCCTGTTTCACCGGATCCGGGACGGCCGCCCAACCCCACCGGGCGGTTACCTCAATCTGGGTACGCCTGCCACTGGTAGGGAAGACGTCGGAGCCCACGGCCCGGATCTTCACAAAAGGCCATCCCGTCATGCCATACCGGATGCCGCCAATAGGGTGGATCTCAACGTCCGTAGACGCCAACGTCTTCTCGAACACCCCGTCATCGTCTTCGTCCGTCTTGATGACAAGCCCCGTGATCGTACTGAAATCGTCGACGAACAGCGTGCGGCCGTTTACCGCGCTGTACTGTCTGGCCGTAGCCGACCCGGCATCATTGAACTGCCGGAAGCAGAACAGTTCAATCTCCTCGCTGACCGACTCCAGCGCATCGGTCAGCACCGCATCGAACTGCGTCTCATTCGACAGCCCCATGTACAGCTTCAGCTCGGAGAGAGTCACGTACGTATCGCCAAGCGCCATAGCGGTCCTCCCTTATGCGAGGACCAGGCCCGCGCTGTAGGTATGCGAAGTACCGTTACCGTGCGTAGCAGTGACCCGGACGATCGGATGAATAGCATCCTTGTAGATCGTGGTACCGGCAGCCGTGAGATGCGGAGACACTCGCATCGTCACAGTGCCCGTGCCAGTGACCGCCGCCGTGGACGCTGCGCCGAAAACCTCACCGGTGAAGCGGTCCACCCACTCAGTCTTGAATACCGTAGACGGACTCACTCCCGCCGCCGTCGTCTTGACCACCAGGGTCAGCGACTGCCACCCGCCACCAATCTCAAACTCCTCGGTGTCAGGCGTAGTTGTCCGCGCAGCACTGGCAAAAACCTGCGAACCATGCACTGAGAACGATCCGTAGTTGTGGACGTTGTTAGCCATATCCGACCCCTCTTCTACTTGTTGTCAGTAGGTCGCTTGGCCTTGTCGCTACTCGGTGTATGCCTTTTCGGCCGCCCAGTAGGCGGTCTCATGTGCCTGGTCAGGCGCTCATACTCTGAATCCGCAACCTCTTTACCAGGCGACCAGTGCAGCCACCGGCCAGCCGGGTCGCCCTCCTCGACAACCCGACTGCCGTCCTCTGTCAGGTACAGGTGACGATTGATGATCACTTGTAATAGTCCAGAACGATCTCACCCGTACCGTTGAGAGCCGTAGTAGTCGTAACCGTGTTGGATTCCACGGCAGTTGCACTCACCGTAGAAGCCGCAATGGTGTCCACCGCGCCCGTGTGCCACAGATTGATGAACGATTTACGGGGCAGCGTCACAGGCAGACCCAGAGCCGGACCCGTGCCGACAGCCGTAGTTGCGGCCGTACCATCGTGAGCCGGAATCGTAATGCTGGTAACGGTCTTGAATGCCTTAGCGCCCGTCACGGTACCGGCGGTGTTCACAGTGAACGCGGGAAGCGTCTCCGTGATCGCCTGACCCCAGATGTTCGTACCGGCCACGACCACCTGAATAGCCTTGATGTCAGTTGCGGTACCACCCGCAGTGGCAGTGAGCACCCGCGACACCGCCGGATCCGTGATACCGGTCGTCAGAACGACCTGAGATCCGGTGTCCGTGTGAGCGGCATGCACGGCCGTAGTCGACGCGAGCGCCGGAGTGCCGAAGCTATAGGACAGAATTCGTGAACGGCCCTGCTGAAACTGGCCGTAGTTACCATCGGGCATTGTCTTACTCCTTGGGTTTCTCGGACCACGTTCTTGGCCCAGGGCTTAGGGATGAGTGTGTGGGGGCCCGGAGTCGTGAGCCCCCACACGTTTTTAGATGACGCCGAACACGCGGAGCGCGATGAGCAGCACGCCCACCGCGATACCAAACTGCAAGATCACAGCCCGGTCACCGTCCCGAACGCCTTCGGACGGAAGTGAATCATCACGACGCGGACGTCAGCGCGAATGGCCTGCCTGCCCTCAATGAAGTGCGTCCCATGGCTGTTGGTCACCTGCACATCAAGGCCACGACGAGCGAACAGCATGCTGTACGTCGAATAGTCGCCAACAACCAGCTTGGTAGACGTGTGCGCCGTAGTCTGCACAACAGGCACACCCCACAGAGTCATCGGGCCCTGAGTAGCCGGATGACCCCAAATGTACTGGCCATCCGCCGTCTTGAGCAGCATCACTTCCTGCCACTTGGACGGAGCAACGAACGCGACACTGGGCTCAGCGAAGCCATCCGACCGGATGAGCGTAAACAGCTTGTATGCCGCATCGGGCAGCGTGTCCGCACCCTTGGCCTGAGTCTGAATACCAGAAACAGACTCAGTGCCCAGAAGGTTCGGCGTGCTGCCGTTCCCGATCAGAACCTGAGAGTCCAGACGGCGCTGAACCATGCCAACAAGACGCTGCTCCACGTAGGAACGAGCGGCAGGCTCGTCCTCAAGCTGCTCATCCGTCATGGGAAGCCAACCGGCGATCTTCTCAACAGGCTTGCTGCGCTCCGTCAGAGCAAGCGCAACCTCACCATAGGTACCGGCCTCCGCAAGTTCCACGACGTTGGTCGCAGTGTGCGTAGTCTCTTCCATGTACTTGTAGTCAGACTGAGTGATCGTACCGCCGGGGATGTGGCTCACGACGTGAACCTCAGGCCGCAGCGGCGTCAGCTCCACACGACCGGAACGGACATCCTCGGGATCCCAACCAGCGGTCCGGGCGAAGTCTGCCTTCAGCTCGATGTCGAGATGCTGACTGCGGCCCTTAAAGTTCTTCAGGTCCGGCAGCTTCCGCATGAACTCTTCACCGAAAGTCCTGATCTGACGGCGAGTGCCCTTGTGCTCAGGCTCACCAGACCTCTCCTGGAGATCAGGATTGGCCGCTGCGCGAGCAATGTCCCGGAGCCCCTCAACCTTGCTCTTCAGCTCGGGGAGCTCAGCGTTCATCTTCTGGATCTCGGTAACCTTGTCCTCCCGAGACCCGGACATGGACTTGATGTTGTCCATGTTCAGATCGGGGCCCGCCTCGGCGAACACGGACGCGAGGCGGCTACGGGCTGCATCCAGCTGGCCCTGCGCATCACGCAGAGCCGGAAATTCAAAGTTAGGATCTTCCCTAGTCATGTCACATCTCCATTGAAGTCATTTGGAGATACCGCAGATACGCGTTCTCCAGATCGGAATTGTCGGGTCCGGACTCCTTCAGCAGCTCATCGAGCTCCTCAAGCCGCGCCCTGATCTTCGTAACCAGGGCCAGAGACTCGTCGCCCAGGCCCTTCCCCTTTTCGGTCCGTATCGCCTTGACTTCAACGGCCCGCGCACCGACGTCTTCAAGATCAGCCAAGACAGCCTTGAGATCATCGGCAAGTCTAGATTTTCCCTTATCCTTGTCGCCCTTACCGCCCGACCATCCCTCGGGGATGAGATCCGAACTCCCCATGGCCCGGGCGCGTCGCATAATGTGCCGACGAGCAGCAGCAGGATTGCTCGCATTCCCTGCCAGCCGAATAGCGTTGTGAAGATCTTCCTCGTTCGCGATGGGAAACGAACCATCGGGCATGGCCTTGCCGGAGTCCGCAAGCGCGCGCCGCTGCTCAGCAGTGAAGCTGCGCTTCTCATCCCGCTCAGCATGCTCCCGCTGACGGCGCCTACGCCTGCGCCTGCGCTCCTCGTCGTCCATCTCCTCGTCGCCGTGCTCCGGACAGTCATCCGGATCGGGACAGTCGTCCTCGGCATGCTCGGCCATGTGCTTAGCCTTGACCGACAAGGTACGGGTGTTGACACCGGCGCCGATCAGCACAGGGCTGACCTCATGAACAGTCATACCTTTGAGGAAACGAACATCCTCGCCCTTGAAATCGCCGTGGTCGGCGTCAGTCACGTCGAAACCGTACGACCACTCCGCGAGCTCACCCAAGCCCTTCAGGGTCTCCCTCGTATCCTGAGCCGCCTGAGTTTTGAAGAACTGGCCCCGGAACACGACGGAGTCGCCCTCTTCGTGGATCGTGCCCTTGCCAATAGGCAGAGCGCCTTGCCAACTTCCATGATTGTAGGCAGAGATCCGTACAGGTGAACCGTTCTTGAATGCGCCCTTAGTCGTAACGTCGCCGTCTTTGTCTTTGACATTGAGCGTCGCGAACACCGCTTCGACGTGGTAATCGTCTCCGAGTTCTTTGATCTCAACGCCACCGAGCGCCTTAGTTTTCATCATGTTTCGCCCCCTTGGGTGACGCCGCTGCATCTGGATTAGGACTGTTAGGACGAGCGGGTTTCCCCGAACCCCCGCCGCTCCTACGCTGACGAGAATTCCCACTGCTACCGGAGGAGCCTTCCCCGCCCGTGGAACGCGGATTACCACCGCCCCCATCTTGGGCAGGCTGCCCCATAGGGGCCATCATCTCGTCCTCTTCGAGCTTCCCGAAGTCGTCCAACTCGATGGCTTCCGCAATGGATTCGGGCTTGAAACGGGCAAGGGACAGTGCCTGTGCGGCCTGCGCCTGCGTGAGGAACACCTGGGCGGTCTCCTGCTCCTTCTCCATAGAGCGGGGGCTCATCATCTGGACGGACACAAGGCCGGTGTGCTTTCCGATCAACTTGCTGATGTCGTCATCCCTGATCGCTTCAACGCACGCATCGGGTTCGAACCCGGACATGATGCCCGAGTTGATCGCCGACATGGACGTCTGCATGATGTTCGCGCGATCCTGGGCGTCTTCTCTCAGGAACGCAATATCCCGCTCGTCGTACCACAGCTCGGCACCGGTCGGAACGTTTACCAGAACCGCGAGAGACGCTGACGCCATTCTCCACAGGGGTCGGATGGTTCCATCGGCGAACCTTCGCCGCTGAGCGTTGTAGTTACCCGCGTTGAGTCCGGAACCCTGGAGTCCTTCGGAGAATCCGACCCAGCTCGCCGGGACGCCTGCCGCCGCAGATATTCGCGCCTCGCCCTTGCCCTGTGTATTTGCAAAGTCCAGCTGGCGGAAGTCGTGCGACAAAGGTGTGACATCGGCGCCGCCCATAAGGAACAAAGTCTTGTAAGCATTCCACGCACCCTGATGGTTTTCGTCGAACTTCTCTACAAACTCGTCGAAAACCTCTTCGTCCGTTTCGCGGTCAAACTTGACCACCATGTTCGGCACGGCAGAGTTGCGATAAAATTGCTTCTTGTGAATCGTGGCGTTGGTATCTGCTTCGATCTCCCGCAGCATGGGCGTCAGCCACGACATGCCACGGAAGCGATAAACCGGGTCCGGAAGCGGACTGTAATGGCAGATCTCATCCGGCAGGAGAACGACCTTTTTCCCGAACGGCTGCCCCGTACCGAACATCCCAGCCGTCTGCTTGGGCTCGTATACGTAGCTCAAGATCCTTGCGTCTATCGCATTGGGATCCTGGGCCCCTCGCGTCTTGGATCCCACCGTGATCGTCACCCAATCGGGCCGCAAACGGACAATCCGCCGACCCGATCCGACAGCTCGCTTCCCAACGCGCCCCTGATCGTCCACGACGGTCGCAAAGAAGTTCCCTGCGAAGAAGACGTCCTCTTCCATGCGCGCAAGCAATTCGCCCGTCGTGCCACCGGGCCACGGCTTTTGAAGCAGCTCAAGCTCATTGTTGGTGTACAGCTGGCCAGGTCGGCCCTTTTCGAAGCGACGAAACCCGAACCTCGCTTCGGAGAAGACCATCATCCTCGCTTGCACGCAAGCAAAGACAGCGCCGTTCTCCTTGAAAGCCCCTTGAACGTACGCTTCGAAATCGTTCTCTATGCGCTCCTCGGAAGGAGAGGACGACGATACGAAACGCCCCAGGGGGTGATTCGGGTTCCACAGCTCAAGATTCCTGCCGTCCCACCCGCCGGTAGAAAAGTCTTTCTTGCCACCTACAAGGAGGAAACGGAGCTCCTTCCAGAAACTCATGAGTTACCTCCATGCCGCCTTCGGCTTTGATTTCGGCTTTGTGGCGATCTTCTTCGCACCCCAGAGGGCGAGGGTTGTTGCCACAAGAGGTGATATGTCGTTAGCTGCGGAAGCGCGATCCCATCTCCAAAGATCGTCCGTTTCCTTCTTGTCCGCACCCGCAACGGCCGCTGTAAGCGGCGGGTTGTTGAGATGCACCAAATCAGGGTCGTTGCCGCGTCTGGCCACCACCGAGGAGAAGAACCCTCCACAGGCTTGTGCATACTCCCGCATGGTGGGCGTCAGCACATTCATGCCCAGCGCCTCGAACTCCTCGTAGAAGTCGCCCGCCTGAGCCCCCCGGTAGAGCACCACACCGGCCGCCTTGTGGCGCCGGTACAGCTCCTTCACGCGAGGAACGATCCACCGGGTACCCGTACGGTGATCCCACTTCGTTCCCTCACCGGGAATCTCAACGTGCCACATCCCTTCGCCGTTCTGACCGGCCACACCGACAGACGACCACGCCTTGTCCGGGGTGACGTCCACAGCAAAAACCGGGCGCCCTTGAATCTGGGAGGTCATGTCAACCCGGTTGAGCCATGCCTCCTCCTCGATGACCCGGTATGCGGCGCCCTCAACCGGCCACGTACCGACACCAAGCCGCTCCCGGAGGAACGTCTCCTCATCCATGGCCCGGCGCTCGGAGTTGACGTGCTCGATGTCAATCCGGATACCCAAGCCCGGGTTGGCTTTCGCGTAGGACTCGGGCGTGTCCATCCGGTCATGCTCGTCGCAGTCCTTCGAGCACAGCTGATCGCATGGCACGATGGACCACTCTGCATACAGCAGCCGGGGATCGGACTTCTGAATACCGCGCTTGCGGACACGGGCAAGGTGAATGGAATCCTTGTTACCCGCAGATCCCGTATACCAGATCTGCGGATTCGGCACAGCAGACATGGTAGGCATGAGAGCCGCAACCTGGTCAGAGTTCAAAATCATAGCTTCGTCAAACAGCAGCGTGTCGATGGTGAAGCCACGACCACCGCCCTTGGTCCTCGTCCGGAACCGCAGACGGGCCCCGTTGCGCATGTAGATACCCTCATCGCCGTGAGAGTAAGTAACCTTGCGGACTTCCCTCTTCAGCTCCGGGTTGTCCGCAATGCGCGACTCGATCCGCTCAAAAGCTTCCTTCGCAGTATCGAACATGTGGGCGGAGTGGACGATCGTGTGCTCGCCCTGCAAAAAAAGCCCGGCGAGCATGCGCGCTTCCAGAAGGGCAGTCTTGCCGTTCTGCCGCGAAACGACCAACCCCACCTCGAACGCCGCATACTTGTTCGCCCACACGCCCAACAGGTCATTCCAGTACTTCTCTTCCGTTTCGGCAAGAGACTGGACGAGCAGCATTTTCTGCCAGTCGTCAAGAACCAATCCTGCGGCCTCCGCCAGGGCGACGGCCTCCTTGCCTACGGGCTGCGCCTTTTCCGGAATATGGAGTATCCTCGGACTCTGATGTCCGAGACAGTCGTTCACCGAGGAGCCGGTCAATTGTCGACACCTCCAGACTGTTCGGCAGAGCCTGCAAGTCGTTGAGGACTTGCCTCAACTCGCGGGCAATTGACGCCATACCGGCGGTCTCACCCTTCGGGCCACCGCAGTATTTACAGACCCCGGCATCCATCTTCGATGCCAGCTGGTCTCGGATTGCTTGCAGTTGGACTCGTATTTCGCCGCTAGCAACGGCATCCTTGAATTCGCTCACGGGTCAGGAGATGGTGATAGTGACCGTGAAGACCCATGAAGCGCCCGAGGCTTTCGTGCCAAGCGCCGTCACCTTCCGGTTGTATAGGACGTAGGAGGCCGGTTTGGTCGTTCCTGCGGCGAATCCGGTTGCCGTGTTGGGAGCAATGACGCCGTACTCTTCCCAAGCGAAGTTCCCTTCAGTCGATCCGAAGGTCGCCCGGAAGTCCATTGCACCGTTCGTCACGCTCGGATACGTGGCGTCCATAGCGTTGTAGCGCTTGTTCGTCGCGGCCACAAGATCCGTTTGGCCGATTGACGCCGCAGTGGTCGAATCGCCGACAGCGAGCCCCACATGCGTGTTGTCCCACACCTGAGCTGCGGTGGTAAGGCGAGAGGTGAGCTGAGCGAGCCCAACGGTCACCAGAAGGTTCCCGGGCTGCTCGCCATACTTAGTTTCGTACGGCTCGACTTTCAGAGCCTCAAAGTCGGCCCCGGAAGGCTTCAAGAGGCCCGTCTTGTTGGCCACCCATTCGGTAGCCTCATCATCGTACTTGTCAACCTTGGCCACTGTGTAAAAGCGGCCGGATTCGATCAGTTCCACTGTCGATTCCTTTCAGAGTTTGCTTCGCTCAGGAATCCGGATATCCCGTGATTCCGCCGCTATTATCAGCACCCGAGACCCGGTGGGTCGGGTTTCGTTATATTCTTGCTCAACACCAATGGCCGTATCGGTCCCGGTGACCGATATTTGAATTGGGCTGTTTGTTTCCACGGCGGTTGCCGTGTCGGTTTGGGCTGCCAGGATCACAGATACAGCAAAGGTTTCGACACCTGCGCCGGTATCGGCGCCAGAAAGGCCCGCAAGGGTCGATTCCGTTCCCGTCGCGCTATCCGCGCCCGGTATAGCCGCAAGAGCCGCGTGAGCCTCTAGAGAAACCCCCGTGTCGGAGTTGGCGAAAGCTATCGTCTCGCCACTGTCCGCGCCGGTTCCGGTGTCGCTCTGCAAGGTCCCGAGAGTCTCAGCGTCGACCCCGGCGCCAACGTCCACTTCAGTGTCCGAAGCGGTGGTTGCGGCGGCGTCAGTGCCCATCGCAGAATCTGGGCTTGCGAGGACGGCCGAGAATGCCGTTGTCATCTCAGTTCCGGCAGCGGTGTCCGACACCGCCAGGGAGGCCGCTACGGCCCCAGTTTCGCCACCTGCGGCAGTATCGGCGCCTGCGGCAGCAATCGCGGGCACTTCGGTACCCGACCCCGTATCGGCCGCCGACAGGGCCGACGTGGTTGTTTCAACATCCTCGTTCCCGGCCGCCGAGTCCGGGTTGTCGAAACTGACACTGACCGGCGCCGTTTCTGACCCGGATCCGGCGTCGGGGTCGGAAAGCTGGGCAATGAGGAGCGTCTGCTCCGATCCGGCGCCGGTGTCGGCATCGCTGGACGCCGATGCCGTGGAATGGGTTTCCGCGCCCGCCCCGGTGTCCGTATCGGGCAGGGCTGCCGTCGGTGGCTGTTCCGCCTCGACACCGGACCCGGTGTCGGCATCCGACTTCGGCAGGGCGCCTTGATCAAGCGACTGGCCTTCGACACCGGTGCCGGTTTCCTGTTCCGCAAACGCCCTGGCAGACACCGCCTCCGTCGCGCTGCCAGTATCCGAATCAACGGTCGTGGCAGTGATTGCAGCGTTTTCCGTGCCCACCGCGACGTCTGTCGACGCCAGAGACGCCGTGACAGTCTCGGACTCGGACCCAGACGCAGTATCCGAGTCAGTCTTTGGGGTGGCGCCCGTGTCCACCGATTCGGTGTCGAGACCCGTACCGGTGTCCGAGGCCGGGACGCCGACGGTACCAGATTCGGTACCACTGCCAGTATCCGGCGGAGTGTAGACGGCATTCGCCTGAAACGAATAGTCATCCGCACGAAAAGCAGCATTGTGGGTTCGGAAACCGTGCCAGACGTTGGTTTCTTTTACAGAGCTAGTCACGCTGAAAAGCAGAGACCCGTTTAGGTAGGCGCGAATGTTAGTGCCGTTGAATGAGACAGTCAGGATGTCCCCGACGGCAGGAGTCCCGCCGGTCCCGTAGTTAGTGGCGGTGGGGGCCTGATATTCGCCTAGCTCGTACGCCCCGCTGCCATTGTGGCGGAAATACCACGAATTGTAGCCACTGGCCCCACCCTGGCCACGGAATACGATTCCGTCCGCCAGTCCGCTCGTAGCGGCCATCTTCAGGGAGATCGTTCCGTTGGAATGTTTTGTATCAAACCCCGCCTGCGGGGATCCGCCGACCCGGTACGCCGTATTGCTGGTGATACCAACAATGTTGTTGTAGTAGATCCACGTGTGGCCGGACGTGGACGTCCCAAGACCGCCCGAGCTGTTCGCCCGGTTGAAGTCGTCCGTGATGACCGGCGGATAATCCCGGATGGCCAACAGGACGGAAACGCCCTGCACGTTAGTTGTAGTGCCACCCGCCGTAGCCGTAATCACGGGGGCCGCAGTGGACGGCCCACCGGTCACCGGCACGTCAAAAATGAAACCACCAATGTCCTGACCAGTGGTGGACTCCGGCTCAGACAACTCCGTAACAGTGCCGAACGTAGCCGTAGTAGCCGAAACAGACTCGGCAGAGAACTGCGTAGGGGTAGAAACGTCCGTGGGAATGGTAGACCCCACAATGACCTGATCGCCGGGCAGAAGCCCCGGATCGGCCGCGCAGGTAACAGACCACGCCGTACCCGTAGTGACGTCAGTACCGCCCGAAGCAACGGCCTCCCACGACGGTGGAGAAAGTGAACTACTGTACCGGAAAATCTGGGCCCAGGAACTGTTCCCGCTCGTCACACTCACAGTCGGGGCAGAATCCGCCCCGTCCGCTACGCGGGTAAACGCCGCGCACCGGGTAGGCCCCGCATCGGTGCCGGTAGTACCACCACCACCGGAAACGTTCCCGTTAGTCACGGCCGTCCACCCCGACGGCGTGACGATGGTCGCCGTATCAGGCTTGGCGCCGACGAACATGACCAGCATGTTCCCGGCGGCAACGCCGGACGGCAAGTCCGGACTAATAGACGTGGAACCGGTTCCGGTCCCCGTTGCGGTCGGGGTGGTTCCCTGGGACTCAAAGGTGATGGCCAACGGGGAACACCACCTTTGTTATACGTCCGTGATTCCCGCATTCAACCGGAGGACATGCCCAGTGAACCCCGTGTTATCGACCAAACCCCCACCCAACAGCACGTTACCGATGGCGCGGAAATTCGCCCCATAGGCGTGCCCCTTGTAAAAGAACGGGGCAGAACTGCCACTGGCCGTGATCCCGCCACCATCGCACGTATTGCCGCTGACCAGAAGGTTCTGAACGTATGGCCGGATGGCTATCTCCGGCTGTACCGAAGTCCCACCGGCCGCCGTGGACTCCCACACGAAAACATTCCCAATGACGGTCGCCGTCCGCCACGTACCCGTTGACGAATACAGGTAGATACCGTATCTGACATTGTTGGTCAGATTGTTCGGCGTAGCGAAGCGGAACACATTCCCCTGAATCGTCACCGACGTGTCAGCATCCTCGCTCTGCGCATTGATGCCCGTCACGGAGCAATCCGAGAACAGATTGCCCGTAATGCTGACCTGATGCGGATTGGACCACAGTTTCACGCCATCCGCGCAATTGAAGAACTTATTACCGGAAACCGTAGAACCCCGGTAAGCATATGTCGAAGAACTGTTAACAATGCAGCCGATACCAGTATTGACCTTGCCTACCGCGACCTGCCGGACATTGTTCCCAGAAATGGTAAACCCATTACCGAACGACTCAATACCATAACCGGTGAAATCAACAACATGATTATCGCTGATTGTCGTATTCTGGCCGACCACCGAAATGGCGTAGCTTGCGGTAGTACGAATAAGATTCCCCGATATCAGAGAACCCTCTATATATACATAGTCCTCGATGCCCATGCGACCTGGGGAATCAATGGAGTTGCCGACCACTCGGCAATCCAAAGCCATGTGGTCAGAAAGATTACCGAGTCCAGATAGAGCATTCTGATACGCCCCCAAGATCGTATTGCCTTCACAGAGCGTCCTAGAGGCCCCTCGGTAGCTGTACATGATGCCAGTGCCGAGGATCCTGTTATAGCAAATCTTGTTATCGAATGACGTATATTCGCGGACCGTAATGCCATACGTGATGGCATCGCCAGTAAAGTCAAGAGTGCATTGCTCTACATTGCAATTCGATGAGCCGTCGATTCGAATAACGGACTGCTCAATTTGGCCCAAAGCACCATCGTAGGCAACGGAACGGTCGAAAATCAGGCCGGAGATGATCACATTGTTTTTGGCTGTTGCCGTGATCATCCGGGTCGACGATGCATCCGTCAACCTCAACGTAGCCGCATTCCCGCCCGTGAAAACCATATTGTCGTAAGGCACGGTAATGCCCGTAGACATCAAATATGTCCCATTCGGGAACCATATAGTGGAACCCGCCACACCCGCCGCCAGAGCCGCCGCAATAGCCGCCGTATCATCCGCGACACCATCCCCGATGGCGCCATAGTCGACCACATTCACTTCATTGGTCATATTACGGGGCACACTCCTTCGCCAGGACCGCCACGGATAAACTTCCAAGCCCTCGGCCGGAACCGAAACACCCCGAGACTCGTATACGATACTCGTCCTATTCGCCCGGGAAGGGACACGGAACGTGCGGTCCTCCGGGTCGACCACAACAACCCAGTCACCCCTAGGACGCGCCTCCTTCTGCTCCGTATCCGCGCCCGTCGCGGAATCCGCCTGATCGAACGCCCTGTAGGAGACCTCCTCGGCCCCCACAGCCGTATCGGTCAGAGACACGTCCCGATCCCCAAAAATGGGGATCTCAGAGCCCACAGCGGAATCCGCGCCCACAACAGCAGCGGAAGTGCCCGCCGACTCAGCAGAAGCCGCACTATCCGTACTGGAGACCGGATTCAGAACAAGCGCCGCCTCGGCGCCAACCGCAGTGTCCGAATCGGAATCCGTAGCGGCGGAAACCTGCGCCTCCGCACCAGAGCCGGTATCTGCGTCAGCGACCTGAACGACACCCTCATGAAGGGCAATGGTCACCATGGCCTTAACGCCCGAAGCGCCCTGAGTGTACGTAGTAGCACCCGTGGAACCGGCAGCGGCCTTGACCCCAGTAGCAACGCCGATGGCACCGCCATTACCGCTCAAGGACACGTCGTCCGAGCGCTCCGTAACAGACGTCAGATTGGCATTCGTCCATCCGCTGTACGACATGCCCGACCATGCGTCGGTCGCGCAGCAAACAACGATCATCGCGTTCGCGACCGTAGTCGTAACAGATGGGGCACTGCCCGACGTGTCGGAAGTCGCGTCAACCCCGCCCGCAGTCACATCCCACGGATCGCCAGAACCAGAATTGCCACTGAAAGCATGAATTCTCGCATAACAGTGAACGCCAGGATCCGTAATAGTCGGAGCCGACTCCGAAGCCCCGGCCCTCTTCCAAAACACGTGAATCTTCGCATTGCCAGTCGATTGAGGTGAATTAGTCACCTGAGAATACCCCGAAGGCGCTGCGGCAGTATTTGAGCCCAAAACGTTGACGACAATAAGAAATATGTCGTCCTGCTGCCACCCCGTAGGCAGTCCGGGCGTGACGTTCCCGGTCCCCTGGGCGAAAGTCCCCGCAGAGCGCCATGCAACCGCCATGGGACCGCCCCCTACCTCACCGGTCAGTCACCCGGATGGTAATCGACCGGTCATCCGCCCGACCCTGATTAGTAGTAATCCTGTTTGTCACCGAATATGGATGGCCAGGAGTCCCACCCGAAATCCACGCCGTTGCAGACAAAAAGCCATTCGTCTCAGAATCCAAAGTCAAACCCGCCGAAACGATCATCGTGGACGTGCTTATATTCTCCCCATTCGACAACCAGTCCGACCAGTCAAAAATATAGTCCAAGACCGCATCTGGGTCCTTGGTGAACGTGGCGACAGCCATACAAGCCCCCAGAAGGCGTCATAGAAGGCCCTCTAAGGGCCTAGCGCGGGGTTTTTCCATTTCAGGGCCCCGCCACCCGTTTTAGGGCCCCTAAAATCATTAGAGAGAGAAACGATCTAT